TCTTCGCCGCTCTTTATCCGATAGCCCAATATTGCTGTTCATAGCCTGGATAAATCTATTTCGATTCATTGGTGCCATCACCGCCTTTTTATTACATTGGTTGTAAAACCAGCAGCACGTAATCTTGCATCCATATCAAGAATGTCATCAACATAAATACGTTCTTGCTTACCCATACAACGCCTTCTTTTTAATTCATCGAATGTAACTGTATCACCATCACCAAGAAGTGCTTTTAGATTTATAGTAAATGATTTACCAACGCCTCTGCCAATTGGAAAAGCATTAAGCTCACCTCTTAAATACTTCTTTTGCCAATCATACAATTCAAATCCAAACGCTTCTTTAATTCTCTTAAAATCGCTAGATAATAAATCATCCCATTGAACTTTCATTTTTCTTTTTACATATTCAGCCTCATCGATTTCAGCAAAGCCGTTCGGAGCTTCTTTAAAATATCTGTTAATTGCTACCTTGTCCATGGACGGAGTGATTACGTATAGAATTCCGACGGTATCATAATCACCTTTCGCCGGATCTACAAGGAAATCCTCCGTATAAATCTTAAAGGCTCTATCAGCCGGCATATAAGGCATAGTGATCGGATACAGTTCGTCCATAACAGTATCAATCAGTCCACTGTGATATGGAGCATCCGGACAGTTGATGTTCACGCCATGATAGCGATCAACGTCTCTGTACTTAACCGTGCCGTCAGCATACACATACTTAAATAAGGAAGACATGCGTTTGCACTGATAGTTACGCTCTTCTCCCTTCAGACCACTCATATCAGAAATATCACTCCATACCTCGTCAGTATCCTCAATTGGAAGAAGTGGCTTGTTGTTGATCAGACGGTTCAGAATAGCCTTAGTCAGACCAATACTGAAACCAGAATGACCGTCCTCACACAGAGAGCCAAAGGCCTTCAATGCGCTCTCATAGCAAGCACAACCGTAATCCCATTCTCCGTCTTTCCGGTCCGGTTTTTCTCTACGACACGCAATAGCTACTTCATTTTCAGCCCAGCGTTCGAGATTTGATCTCTCGCGGCAAGAACCGATAGAGCGATTTCTGTCATCTATGTACTCATTTGCAAATATCTTTCTGCAATTTCCACCAAATGCTTCCACGATTTCCGGAAGGTTATCATTTACAGCATCGAAGATCAGTCCGTACTTTTTACACCACTCTACGGCATCTTGGGTCTGCTCTTCATTTCTGGATGTCCAGAGAATCAGCTTTTCTCCGTTAGTCTGTCTCTTTTTCAGATACTCGATGAGCTCCTCGTTTGGCATACCGATCTCCGGCCACTTGTTCTCGCATAAAGTTCCGTCAAAATCTACTGCAATAATGTTCTGTTTCATTTATTTTCTCCTTTCAGTTTTCAATCCATTCGTTATCGATATAGTAAAAACCAAATACGCATAGTCCGATAACAATTATCCAAATCACCCAGAATAACCATAGTTCCCAATCGCTTTCCAAATAATCAACAGTTTCTTCAATGGTGCTGTTTTCATAAAATGAAGAATTATCAGATATGGTTTTATCCCGTAATTCAGTAAATATGGTTCCTATATATTCCGTATCAACTCCATAATATTTATGCCGGACATGACTTGATTCTTTTATAGTGTCAATATGTTCAGTACGTGGGAACTCTACCTTGTTCGATGGGAAGATGTGTCCTAAAAATGTAATTTCCGAACATCTTTGTTCTTCGCTTCCTGCATAGTCCCAAGACCAATAAGTTTCAGTTCTGGTATGTGTCTTTCCTTTAGAATCGGTTGTAGTGACTGTTCGTGTATGCATATTGTAATGTTCCTCTATTT